AAACGCAAGCCATTGAGCTTTTAGCGGAACAAACCAAAGAAACATTGGAAAAATTGACCGCACTTTCTGCCGATTTAGCAAAACAGCAAACCGAATTAACAGAAGTGAAAGCAACCAATGAAAGCATTCAAGCCAAATTCACCACGCTTGAAAAAGCACCGTCCGCCGACTTCGGCAAACGTCCAATCGTTGCCGGTGAAGGTAAATCCGAATTTTTAACCGATTGCTAAAGGAACAACCATGCGCAACGAAACTAAACAGAAATTTAATGCCTATGTGGCACGTGTCGCCGAATTAAACGGTGTAACAAGTAATGATGTGGCAGAAACATTTACCGTCACCCCAAGCGTAGAACAAAAACTGATTGAAAAAGTGATGTTAAGTTCGAACTTCTTACAATGGATTAATGTTGTTCGTGATCCGTTAATGGAAGCGGAATTGGTCGGTCTTGAAGTGGCTTCCGCGATTGCAAGCACAACAGACACCAACACCAAAGAGCGCGAAACCAAAGACGTGTCCAAAATGACCGGTCGCAAATATAAATGCGAACAAGTCAATTTCGACACGCATATTCCATGGGCAAAACTCGACCAATGGGCGAAACACCCTGACTTCCAGAAAAAATTGGCGAATTTAACGCAAAAAACCATCGCCTTAAACCTCATTATGATGGGGCTAAACGGAACAAGTCGCAGTGAAACCTCCGATTTGTCTTCAAATCCGAAACTGCAAGACGTGAAGAAAGGTTGGCTACAACAATTACGTGATGATATGCCAACACATGTAATGAATGGTGCAAATACTGAGAACAAAATCAAAGTGGGTAAAGGTCAAGCCAAAAACCACGGCTATGAAAACATTGATGCCTTAGTGCTTGATGCCGTCAACACCTTAATTGATGAAGTTTACGCCGATGACACCGAATTGGTGGTTATCTGCGGTCGTGAAATCTTAAACGATAAATACTTCAACATCGTTAACACGGATTTAAAACCGACGGATGACCTTGCAAGCCAAGTGATCATCTCACAAAAACAAATTGGTGGTTTAAAAGCGATTCGCGTCCCGTTCTTCCCGAAAAACTCAATCCTGATCACCCGATTGGATAATTTATCCATCTACATTCAGGAAGGCTCAATGCGCCGTTTCATTAAGAACAATCCGAAACGCAACCGCGTAGAAGATTACTTGTCGCAAAACATCGACTACAAAGTCGAAGAATACGGTTGCGCGGCATTAATCGAAAACATCACATTCGAAGATAAAGAATAATGGCTGAACGTCTATCACCCGCACAAATCCATCTTCGTACCGTCTCCGCTGCAGTGGCTCATGCAGCGGAAACCGAAGACCTAAGCGGTTTCACCGAATATGAAAAAATGTGCCGCTTGCTTGCCCGTCACCGCAAGGATTTAAAACAAATCCAATCGACGGAACGCAAAGCAGCATATAAAAAACAAATTTTGGTGGATTACCTGCCATGGATTGAAGGCGCATTGTCTGTCGGCACCGGAAAACAAGACAACGTCCTGATGACATGGTGCGTGTGGGCGATTGACTGTGGCGAATATCACCTTGCCTTGCAAATTGCCGATTATGCCGTCTTTCATGATTTACGCCTGCCGGAACCTTTCACCCGCACACTTGGCACTATGTTGGCAGAAGAATTTGCCGACCAAGCCAAAGCGGCGGCAGCGGCAAATCAACCTTTTGAAGTGGCTTATTTGGAACAAGTGCAACGCATCACTGCCGATTGTGATATGCCGGATGAAAGCCGAGCCCGATTATTGCGTGAATTAGGCTTGCTTTTAACCGACAAAAACCCGGAACAGGCACTGGCATATTTAGAACGCGCCTTGGGCTTAAATCAGTCCATCGGTGTGAAAGGCGATATTAAAAAGCTACGCAAACAATTAAACAACGCCGATGAATAAACGACGTAGAAACCGAGCAAATCACGCAGCCGCGGGGCGGATTAAAAGTGCGGTCAAAATTCCCCGAATTTTCCGCCGTACTTGATTAATCCTCACCCCGCTTTTTTTATAGGTGTTTTTTATGTCAGACGGATCTATCTCTATAAAACTCGCCCAGGATTACGAAATGGGGGCGGTACAAAAACAAGTTGAAGACTATGGGCAAGGCGAAGACCTTGTATTGAACGACCTCTTTTTTCCGCCGCTCAAAATTTCTGATTTCCGTAATCAGGCTCGCTTAGATGGCACAGTTACAACGGCACGCTTAAAAGATGCCTTAATTGAGGCTATTGCTGCAGTCAATGATGAACTGGAAGCGTTCAAACAACATAGTACCTCAGAATTTTTTGCGGATATTCCCTGCGCCAAAATCAACAACAAAAGCATATTGGTCTATCGCTACCACCGCGCTGTCACTTGTTTAGCTTTGGCGAATATTTACGAACGCTATTCAAGCTACGACACCACCAATGATGGCGAGAAAAAGGCGGAATTGCTCAAAGACAGTATCAACGAATTAAGACGAGACGCACGCTTTGCCATTAGCGACATTATCGGCAAAAGACGGGTCGATGCGGAGTTGATTTAATGGAAGTTTATGCACAACAACATGACAACTTGGACGCCATTCTTTATCGCTATTTTGGCCGCAGTGAAGGACTTTTAGAAATTGCGTGTGAATTAAATCCGCACTTAATGGATAAACCAGTCATTCCCATCGGAACACCAGTAATATTGCCAGAAACTGACACTGGAAAGATCAGCGTGGCAAGTGACACTATACAACTTTGGAGCTGATATGCACGACACACCATCAAGAGCGTCTTACACATCAGGATTATTTGCCTTCTTCATAGGACGCATTGCGGATATGTTTTCAAATGTAAATTGGGCTGACGTGGCATCAGTAACAGGTATTGTGATCGGCGTCGCAACATTCCTTGTAAATTGGTATTACAAGAAAAAAGATTTTGAATTAAAAGAAAAAGAATTAAACCAACGGAGCCATCACCATGATTAAACGATCCGCAAAATACGTCTGCGCCGTCACGGCTGTTGTTGGGCTTGTAATAGCTCAGCATGGAAATGAAATTAGAACATCAGAAAAAGGCTTGTTGCTGATTGGCAATGCAGAAGGATGTATGCAAAAGCCCTATCAATGCCCCGCTGATGTTTTAACAGTTGGCATTGGCACAACTAATGCAGTTGAAAAGATTGACAGAAATAAAATTTACACCTTGCAAGAAATAGCCGAATTATATACGAAAGGCATCAAACAAGCAGAAAAGTGTGTGAATACCTATGCGAACGGTCAAGCTATGCCGCAGGGGGGATTTGATGCCTTATCTGCAATTACATTCAATGTTGGATGTGGTCGCCTAAAAAACAGCACGCTTTTTAAAATGGCACGGAAAGGATATAGCAAAGCCATGTGCGGTCAATTTGAACGATGGATTTATGCAAACGGCGTTCCACTGAAAGGCTTAATTGAAAGACGACAAAAGGAGAAAGCATTATGTTTGGGTTCTTAACGAAAAAAGAAAAATACATTTTATTGGTTGGCCCGCTCATGCTTGTGGCCATTATCCTGTTTCAAGGTTGGCAAGCCAACCACTGGCGAGCTGAAGCAGCAAAAGAAGAACAATTAAAACAACAATGGGAAGCGTCTTACGTTGCTTTAAATGAAAGCGTGGATAAATTCAATGAGCAACAAAAAGCACTCACGGAAGCAGTGAATCAATTAAAAATCTCTCAAACCAAGCAAACACAGGATTTAAAAAATGCACTTAAAAAACACCAATATTGGGCTGACACTTTTATCCCTGATGATGTTAGCGGCGTGTTCAACAACACCGAAAATCATTAAACAGCCAATTCTATGCCCGCAAGTTGCAGAATGTACGCCATTTGCCGCCACAATTAAAACAAACGGCGATTTGGCTAACGCCTATCTCCAAAGCCAACAAAAGCTAAGTGTATGCATTGTTGAAAATCAAGCATTAAAAAAATGCATTGATGAATTTAATAAACAGGAAAAACAATGACCGATCAATTTGACCGTGCGCAAGAACTCGAACAAATAACACGCGACATTGCGTTACAAAAACACCGCACTTTTAAAGCTGTCAGTCGCCTTTATTGTGAAGATTGTGACATCCCCATCCCTGAAAAACGCCGCCAATTAATTCAAGGCGTAACCCGTTGCGTGGATTGTCAGCAAAAATATGAAATGCAACAACGGAATTTCAGAAAATGAGAAAAACAACTCTTTATCTTGCCATTGCCGCTTCATTGCCATGTTTAGCAAACACGTACACCGTGCCATTTAGAGATGGTCCATTTGGTAAATATTCAAATTACCCTGACGGAAGAATAACAGAAGTATGCATTCATCAAGTAGGTTATTTGATGACGGACACTGGGCATTTGCTTGTTGCCGTAGATAAAGACAACAGACCATTAATTTGCAGAGATACGCAAAATGAAAAAGCCAAACCAACTGCGCAAAATCCTTGAACAAAGTCACCAAGACTTTGTGAAAAACCCTGACCGCTTACAGCTTTACGTGGACGGAGGGCAAGTGATTGCCACGGGTGCACCCTCTTTCAGTTTTGAATATCGCTACACCCTCAATGTGATTGCCACCGACTACGCGGGCGACATTGCCGCGCTCATTGTGCCGATGATTGCTTACCTGCGCACAAATCAGCCGGAAATCTTTGAAAACCCACAAATGCGCGAAAACGCCTTTAAATTTCAGGTGGACTATAACAACAACGACACGGCAGACATCAGCTTTGAAATCAAACTCACCGAGCGCGTGGTATCGAAAAAAGACGGCGACAGCGTGCAAATCCACTACGCCAAAGAACCAACCTTGAACGAACCGAACCAAGTGAAAGTGTATTTGGAAAATTGGGATAATCTAATTTTCGAGGGTGAGGTGAATTAATGGCAACGGTGGAAGAAATTCAAGCAAAACTGACCGCACTTATCGCGAATCTTTCGCCACAAGCGCGCAGACAGCTTGGGCGCAAAATCGGGCAAGCCTTACGAAAAAGCCAATCAAACCGAATTGCACGCCAACAAAATCCCGATGGTTCAGCCTTTGAACCGAGAAAACCACGTAAAGAATTTGGAAAAAAGAAAGGGCGAATCAAACGCAAAGCCATGTTCGCCAAACTTCGCACCGCACGGCATTTAAAAGTGCGGTCAAATGGTAACGAAGTTTCAGTGGGTTTTAATGGCTCAAGCGCAGCCATTGCTGCAGTGCATCAATACGGTTTAAGCGCTAGCCCATCTAAAGATAAAGATTTCAAAGTGCAATATGCCCAGCGTGAATTGCTGGGCTTTTCGGAAAGTGACGTGGAGTTGATTGAAAACTTAATTATTGAGCAATTAAGTCTTTAGATTGTGATTTTAATTTGATGTGCTTGCGAATAATGTGAATCCAATAGCAATACACTGCAAGTGCTGCAACACCAAGGAAAAAGTTGATTTCAGCAAGCCAAAGCACCGACCCCATCATCAACATATAAAGAAACAGAACAGGCGCGGCAATAATGCCGGAAACTAACCAAGGCAATGCAATCAAACCAGAACCGATAGCAAGCCCCAGCAATCCTACGGCGAGAATAAATAAAGAAAGTATCGCGATCATATTATCCCCCTTTTGTTTGCTTAATTATTAAGCCAAGAAAAGAATATTGTCAATAAAAAACGAGTAGAAAAAATGAATAATTTACAACTCACCGTCTTATTAAACGCCATTGATAAAATTTCGGCACCATTGCGCAATGCGAGCAAGCAAGTGTCCGCGCTTTCGAAAAAGCTGAAAGAAAACAAAGTTATTCGCGCGCAATTAACAAAACAAGATAAAGAGACAGAGGCTGCTATTAAAAAATACGCAGCAACCCTAAACCCTTTGAAAAATAAATTGGGCGCAGTAAATCAAGAGCTCGCTCAAGCACAACAAAAAGCAAAACATTATGCCCAACAGCTCGCTACGGCAAAAAATCCGACAAATGAATTTCGCGACAAAGTATTAAGAGCACAACAGGCAGTCGAAAAGCTCAAAACAGAACAAACTCAAGCCGCATTAAAACTACGTCAAGCACGCCAAGAATTGAACGCTTCGGGATTGTCTGCAAAAACACTTGCTCAACGGCAAGACGAGCTCAAAAGCAAATTAAAAGGTGCAAATCAACAAATCAAACAACAAGAAACTGCACTGGCTAAACTTAATGCAAAACAAGCCGCCTACAATCGCTATCGCGGACAAGTCGAAACGTTGAAAGAGGTGAGCGGAAAGGCGCAAATGGTAGGTGCGCAAGCATCGGCAGCGGGCTCAACAATTACAGCCCCGATTGCAAAATCTGTGAATGACTTTATGCAATTTGAAGATGCAATGGTTGGTGTGGCACGACAAGTGCAAGGGCTAAAAGATGATTCCGGAAACTTCACGGCTGAATTTGATGAGTGGAAAAAGAAAATCCAAGCATTATCCACCGAATTGCCACTCACTACCGTAGAAATCGCCAACATGATTGAATCCGCAGCTCGAATGGATGTGCCAAAAGAGCAATTAGAAGATTTTGTGCGATTAAACACACAAATGGCAACAGCGTTTGATGCAGCAAATCCGGATGAATTAGTCGAACAGTTCGGCAAAGTAACAAAAAACTTCAAACTTTCTTCTGCAGCATCGCGCGAACTTGCAGATGCCATCAACTATTTAGATGATAACGCCATTTCAAAAGGAACAGAAATTATCGGTTTCATGAATCGCGTTTCCGGTATTTCGGGCATCGCCAAAATCACCGAAAAGAATATGGCGGCACTGGGTTCCACCTTGCAAACTGCGGGCGCGGCAGAAGAACAATCAGCCACCGCAGTAAATGCGATCTTCACTCGCCTTTCGTCAGCAAGTAAGAAAAAGCCTGTTCGCAATGCACTTGCAGCAATGGGATTAAGCGCAAGCAAGGTCGAATTAGGCATGGCAAAAGATGCGCAAGGCACGTTGATGCAAATCGTGGAAACCGTCAAAAAAATGCCGGAACATAAGCGCCTTGGGTTTATTGCAGATTTGGTGGGAACAGAACACACCAAAACCCTTGCATTATTAGTTTCTAATACAGAAGAATGGCGCAGACAAATTGAGCTTGCGAATAGCGAGACTGCAAAAGGGTCAATGGGGCGAGAATTTGACACACGGATGAAAGCACTTTCATCAACTTGGGGCGTTTTCAAAAATCAGTTTTTTAACTTAAATTCAACCATTGGCGGAACGCTTGCCCCGACATTAGATAATTTATTGAAAAAAATTGGCGGATTGATTGACAAAGGCAACAAGTGGATTCAAGACCATCCGAAACTCGCTAAAAATATTTTATTAGTCGCGGGGGCTATCGGTGGCTCTCTCACTGTATTTGGTGCGCTCGCCTTTATGCTAAGTTTTGTGCTATATCCTGTCGCACGTCTAATCTTAGGGTTGAGCAAACTCAACATTCTTTTGCCTAAATTTGGTGGGCAAATTAAAAATGTGGGAGGGGCTGTTGCAAGATGGCTACTTTCCCCTCTAAAACTTCTGCCTTATATTCTGTCACTTGGTGGAGCAGCTTTTATTGGTGCCGCACTCTTAATCTATAAATTCTGGGAACCAATAAAAGCCTTTTTTAGCGGTTTTTGGGAGGGCTTAAAATCAGGTCTCGCCCCCGTCCTTGAAAAATTCCAACCGCTTGGCACCGCATTCAGTGTTGTCGTTGGCTGGATTGAAAAAGCGGTGAAATGGTTTACTGATTTATTGTCTCCAGTACAAAGCACCAAAGAAGATTTAGATGCTGCAGCCAGTGCAGGCAAACAATTTGGCGAATGGATAGCAGCAGGTATTGATTTAGCTCTCAAACCATTACAGCTATTAATGGATGGCATAAAATGGGTAATCGATAATATGCCAGGTATTCAAGCGGGAGCGAAAATTGTTGAAAATGCCAAACAATCAAGAAATGAAGAAACAAATAAGGTTATCAAATCAGGAAGTATAACTGAAAGAACACTCGATGCACTTTCTGATTCGAATATGTATTCTTCAGGCGGCTATACTGGCAATGGTGGCAAATATGAACCCATGGGCATTGTCCACGGTGGCGAATACGTGATGACCAAAGAGGCCACATCACGCCTTGGCATCAATACGCTCAACGCCCTTAATTACGGCAAAAGAGCACTTATTGCGGGCGGATTGGGGATCAGCGTTGCAACTGCCGCCCCTGTGCAAGTGGATACTCGCGCACCAATTTCAGCTCGCCCAGTAATGACTCAATCCAATCAACCAATGAGCGTAAACATCACAATCAATGCAGCCAAAGGTATGGACGAACGAGCCATAGCACAACAAGTTGCTAAAGAAATACAACGCATCGAAAACCAACGCCAAGCAAGAGCGCGGAGTTCAATGTGGGACAGAGCATAATCAAAGGGCGAAAGCCCTTTTTTGTTACCTACTATTCCACATACTCCCCCACTCGCCACACCACACAATATTGCCAACAATAAGGTATTTTCTTTAACTGTGAATGCCTATGTCTGCCGAATTACAACGAAAACTAGACAACATTATCCGCTTTGGGGTGATTGCTGAAGTGAATCACACCACCGCACGTGCTCGTGTAAAGAGCGGAGACATTCTGACAGAGTTTTTACCATTTATTACATTTCGAGCGGGCACAACTAAAACATGGTCGCCGCCTACAGTGGGCGAACAATGTGTGATGTTATCGGTTAGCGGTGAATTTACTACTGCCTGCATATTAGTTGGGCTTTACACACAAAACAGCCCTAGCCATTCAGCCGACGAACACGTTATTGAATTTGGTGACAGTGCCAAAATTACCTACAACCAATCAAGTAGCGCATTGGTTGTTACAGGTATCAAAACCGCCAGTATCACTGCCACTAATCAAATTGATATTGACTGCCCCACTATCAATATCAAAGGCAATGTGAATATTGATGGAAAGGTAACATCAACAGGCGATATGGTCGCAGGGGGAATCAGTCAAATTAACCATAAACACGGTGGCGTACAAGGTGGCCCAAGTAAAACAGGAAAACCAGAATAAT